TGAATATACCCTCACCCCGTTGATCAGGGATTATTACGGGCTCCAGACGCGCGCGGGGTATTTCGATGGCGGCTCCTTTCTTGCTTCTTCCTTGACCGCCATGAATGACGAGGGGCGCAAGCGCTTCAAGACCATCGCCAAGGTGATCGAGAGCGAGCCCAAGGGCCTTTTCTACTACTAGCCCAAATCACGGCGCCCGTGGTAATTCCCCCGCGAGGGGGCACGGGCGTTGCTGTCAGATCAAGACTTTCACTCCATGCTGGCCAACCCGCAGGCAGCGCTGCGGGAGCTGGATAAGGTCGAATGCGCCGATAGCCTCAGCGCCTTCATCCGGCGCGGCTGGAGCCAGATCGAGCCGAGCACCCCCTACAAGCACGGCTGGCACATGGATGCCATCTGCGATCATTTGCAGGCCGTGCACGATGGCCACATCACCCGTCTGCTGATCAACGTGCCGCCGGGCACTTCCAAGAGCCTCAGCACCTCAGTGTTCTTCCCGGCGTGGGAATGGGGGCCGGCCGGCAAGCCCGGCATGCGCATCATCGGCACCTCCTATTCCGAGCGCTACGCCCTGCGCGACAATGGCCGCACCCGGCACCTCGTGCAGTCGGAATGGTATCAGGAGCGCTGGGGCGACCACGTCACCCTGATCAAGCACGGTGACAAGAAGATCGAGAACACCGCCTATGGCTTCCGCGAGGCCATCCCGTTCAAGAGCCTCACCGCCGGCCGCGCTGACCGCCTGATCATTGACGATCCGCACTCGACCGAAAGCGCCGAGAGCGACACCGAGCGCGAGACCACGATCCGCGTCTTCCTCGAAAGCGTGCCGACCCGTCTCAATGATCCCGAGAAATCGGCCATCATCATCATCATGCAGCGCCTGCACGAGGAGGATGTGTCGGGCGCCGCGCTGGCCAATGACCTCGGCTACACGCATCTGATGCTCCCGATGGAGTACGATCCCAGCCGGCATTGCGTGACCTACTACCCCGGCACGGATCGCGTACTGTTTGAGGACCCGCGCACCGAAGAGGGGGAGCTGCTGTTCCCCGACCGCTTCCCGCAAAAGGTGGTGGACAACTACCGCACCGGCATGGGGCCGTTCGCCTTCGCCGGCCAGATGCAGCAGGCCCCGGTGCCGCGCGGTGGCGGCATCTTCCCGTGGGACTGGTGGCAGCTCTGGGGCGATCCCGACGAGCCCGAGAACCCCGTGTTCAAGCGGTTCCCGAAGATGGACTACATCGTCGCCTCGCTCGACAGCGCCTATTCCGAAAAGAGCGAGAACGACTACTCGGCTCTGACCATCTGGGGCGTGTTCAAGGACGCCATCCCGACGCGCCCGAACACCGCCATTGGCCGGCTGGCCCAACAGATGGGCGGTCGCCCCAAGATCATGCTGATGGACGCGTGGCAGAAGCGCCTGCCGCTCAGAGGCCCGGAGCCGCCGCCGCGTGAAAGCTGGGAGACCGACCGGCAATATATTCAACGCTGCCAGAAATACTGGGGGCTGGTCGAGTGGGTGGCCCATAGCTGCCGGCGCTTCGGGGTCGACCGGCTGCTGATCGAGAGCAAGGCATCGGGCATTTCGGTGGCGCAGGAAATCCGCAACCTGCACGGCGGCGAGGGCTGGGGTGTGCAGCTCATCGATCCCAAGAACATGGACAAGCTGGCCCGTGCCTATTCGGTGCAACACCTGTTTGCCGACAGCATGGTTTATGCTCCTGACCGGGAATGGGCCGACCTGTTGAAGACGCAAATGTCGATCTTCCCCAAGGCCACGCACGACGACCTGACCGACAGCGCCACACAGGCATTGCGGCACATCCGCGATATTGGACTTGCCGCCCATGGCTTTGAGATCGAGAATGACATTGCCGCTTCGCTGCGGCACACGCCCCCATCCAAACCCCTCTATGACGTGTAAGGAGACCCCCAGATGACCAAGAAATCTGCCGAAGCTGTGAAAGAAGCCGCCGAAGGCAAGACCGACCCGAATGCCCTCAGCGCCGCCGCTGAGACGCAACAGCCCGATACGAGCCATGAGCACAAGGGCACAACGCTTGCCGCTCTGGAGCGCCGTGTGGCTGTTCTGGAGCGCATCCTGCTGGAAATGGGCTACCGGGACAGGATCGGCGTCAATCCTGATGGTGCGAAGTGATCAACGCAGCTCAGATTGAGCCAACCGAAATCCTCAATGCCTTCTCGCGGGCCGGCATCCTGCTGGCGATGGTTCAGGGGATCAGTGACAGCAATCTGGATAAAGCGTCGGAACTGAAGGTCTCCATGTCCCGCAACGGCCGGACGGACAAGGACATGCTCGACGCAGTCACCTCACAATTGCTCGCCAACCTCGTGGAGCACGCGAAGCGGGAGGGTGGCTGCGTTATGATGGAAGTGTCGGACTGGCCCAAGATTGAGATCGATGATATGGGTGCGACGGTCGCGGTACGGGTGTTTGTTCGCCCGTATGTCGTTCCACGTTCTGACTGAAAAGCGCATGGGGGTGCGCAATGGCCAACTCGTCTAGTCCAATTGCGTTTATCCCGAACGGCCTGCTGGCGCCCACCGCGTTGCGCCAGCCGGCTCCGCAGCCACCTCCGACGCAGCCGGCGGAGGTGGCTGTTTCCATTGACGCCGAAGCGCCAAACAAGGTGCGCACCGATCCCTCTGGCGCCATCGAGATCGAGACCGACGATGGCTCGGTGATCATCGACCTCAACCCGCAGCAGGAGGGCTTGTTTGGTCCCCGCACCGACGTGCAGGATTTCAACGCCAATCTGGCCGAGCACATCGACGCTGGCGAGCAGGGCCGCATTGCCGACGAGTTGCTGCGCGGCATCATGTTCGATGAGCAGTCGCGCCAAGAATGGCTCGATACGCGGGCGCAGGGCATCCGCATCCTCGGCCTCAAGATTGAGCAGCCGCGCTCATCGGTTGAAAGCGGGTCTGCCGTCGACGGCATGTCCAATATCCGCCACCCGATGCTGCTGGAAAGCACGCTGCGCTTCCAAGCCAATGCTCGCGGCGAGCTTCTTCCTGCTGACGGGCCGGTCAAGGCGGTCGACAAGCTGACCATGACGGCCACAACCGACGAATTGGCCGAGAAGCTGGAGGACGGTCTCAATTATTACCTGACCACGGTCGCCACCGAATATTATCCCGACACCGACAGAATGCTGTTTTACGTCGGCTTCGGCGGGTGCGGCTTCAAAAAGGTGTACAATTGCCCGCTGCGCCAGCGCCCGGTGAGTGAGAGTGTCGACGCCAAAGACCTGATCGTGTCCAATGCCGCCACCGACATGCACAATTCGGGCCGCGTCACCCATCAAATCCGCATGCGCCAGAGCGTGCTGAAGCGCATGCAGCTCGCCGGCGCCTACCGCAACGTTCCCATCACGACGCCGCCCGGCGTCACCCTCAATGCCGTTGATCGGCAGATTGCCGAGACGCAGGGGATCGATCCCAACACGCAGCAGCAGCAGGAAGACCGCGATCACACCATCTATGAGTGCTATTGCGAGCTGGACATTCGCGGGTTCGAGCACAAGGAGGATGGCGTTCCAACCGGACTGCCGTTGCCCTATCGCGTGGTGATCGAAAAGGACAGTCGGCAGATTTTGGAAATCCGTCGCAACTGGCGCGAGGACGATGAGACGCTGGCGGCGAAGATTTGCTTCGTCAAATATCCCTACGTCCCCGGCCTCGGCTTTTACGACATTGGCCTCATCCACATCCTCGGCAACACCTCCAATTCGCTCACGGCGGCATGGCGCGAACTGCTGGATGCCGGCATGTTCGCCAACTTCCCCGGCTTCCTCTACTCCAAGCTGCTGGGGCGGCAGAACAGCAATGAGTTCCGCGTGCCGCCGGGCGGCGGTGCGCCGATTGACACCAACGGCATGAAGATCGGGGACGCGGTCATGCCGCTGCCCTACAAGGATATCTCGACGGCCTTCGCCTCGTTTATCGAGCACATCAGCGAGACCGGACAGCGCGTCGGCGGCACCGCCGAAATCCAGATTGGCGAGGGCAAGCAGGACGCCCCCGTGGGCACGACACTGGCCCTGATCGAGCAGGCCACCAAAGTGGAAAGCGCCGTGCACAAACGGCTGCACGCGGCGCAGGCCGAGGAGTTCGGGCTCCTCAAGGAATGCTTCCGCGAGAACCCGCGTGCCTTCATCAAGGCTATGCAGGCGCGCGGCGAGACCGACTGGGATGAGGAAGGCTTCATCGCAGCTTTGGACAACGCCTCTATCGTGCCGGTGGCCGACCCCAACACGCCCAGCCACATCCACCGGCTGATGAAGGCCATCGGGCTGGTCCAGCTCGACAAGCAGTATCCCGGCGTGATGGATGCGCCCAAGGTCGCCAAGCGTGTGGCGGCGATGATGCGCATTGACGACTTCGACAGTCTGCTGGCGCCGCCGAACCCGCACGCCACGATGCCGCCGGAACTTCAAATCGAAATGGCCAAGCTTCAGGATGCTCAGGCCAGCCGTCAGGCCAAGGTCGACGCCGACAACCGCAAGATGATGCAGCTCCAATTCCAGCGCGAAATGCAGCGCGAGGCACACGCCCACGAGGACCGCATGCAGATGCGCGAGAGTGGCGATCAGGCCGCCGAGCGCCAGCAGGAGTTGCAGTCGTCGCTCCTCGACTTCCAAGCCAGCCGCTATGACAATCAGGCACAGTTGCAGACCGAGGCGATGAAGCTCAGGGCCGCCGAGATCGATGCCGGAGCCGACATGCGCAAGGCCGACGCCTCGGTGAAGGTTGCTGAGCACGGAGTGAGCGTGGCAAAGCACACGGCTGAGGCGACCAAGCACAGCATTGCGCACGAAGGCGCCAAAGCAAAAACCGAAGCGGCCAAGGCCAAGACGGTTGAGGCTAAAGCCAAGGCTGCCGCGACCAAGCCCGGCCCTAAGTCCTGATGACGAATTGAGAGCGGCGTGGTAATACTGCGCCGCTTTCGGCTTTCTTGGGGGTTAAAATGGCCAGCATGCGTTCTGCCGCTTCGCAGAGCTATGACGACAAACTGGGCCGCATGGGGCTCAAAATCCGCACCGCTGCGCTGGGAGAGGACGAGGGCGTCGGCCACGTTCTGCCGGCCCGCGACGGCACACAGGGCGCCGCCTCCGGCCGCTACGCCGATGGCTACCAGACGCAGGCCGACAATGAGCGCATGGTCTCGGCCAAAGCCCCAAAACCTCCCCGCCTTGACCGCCCCGGCTACAAGAAAGGTGGTCGGGTGAAGGGAACCACGGTCAACGTCATCGTGGCTCCGCAGAACGCCCCCAAGGTGGCCGTGCCGCCGCCCGTTCCCGGTGGTCCGCCGGCGCTTCCTGCCCCGCCGCCGATGCCAATGCCGCCCGGCGCCGCCGCCGGCCCCGGCCCGGCACCAATGCCCGGCGCTGGCCCGATGATGCGCAAGAGCGGTGGCCGCGTGCCGCACATGACCGCCGGCGCCGGCAGCGGCGAAGGCCGTCTCGAAAAGAAGGCCAAGTACGGCAAGAACGCGCGGGGTGGCGCGAAATGAGCGACCACTGGATTAGTGGCGCCATCAAGCATCCGGGCGCCCTGCGCGAGACGGCCAAGCGCGATCACCTGATCAAGGGCGATGAGCCGCTGAGCTTTTCCGACCTCAAGAAGCTCAGCCGGTCCAACAACACGGCCACCGAGCGCCGTGCCGATCTGGCGATGACCCTCAAGAAGATGCATAGCTAGAAGACGGTTCCACAAGAATGAGTTTTGCCGGCGATCTGAGCTTCATCGACCGTATCCGGGAAACCCTCAGAGTGGCCGTCGCTGAGGAGCAGGATCGGTTGGTAGTGACGATCAAGGGGCGCGGTCGCGCTGCCGGTCATATCCAAGGACTGAAAGACGCGCTGATCCTCATTGACAGCGAGCTTCAGAGGATCACCCAACCACCCCCGGAGGACAAGAATGGCTGAAGCCAAACCCCAATCGACACGCGACGAAATCATGGCGGGCCTCGGCGCTGCCCTGAACGATGTGGAAGTGTTCCACAACCAGCTTCTCATCGGTATTTACATCCGCCCGCAGAAGACCAGCGGCGGCATCATCCTTACCGATACGACCCGCGATGAAGACAAGTGGCAGGGCAAAGTGGGTCTGGTGTTGCAGCGCGGCCCGCAGGCATTTGTCAGCGAGGGTGGGATCACGTTCCAGAGTGACGCCAGCGTTGGCGACTGGGTGATCTACCGCGTGTCCGATGGCTTCTCCATCGATATCAATCATATCCACTGCCGGATCATCGAAGACGTGCACATTCGTGGCCGTATCGCTGACCCGGCTCTCATCTGGTAAAGGAAGCTTCTAGAATGGCCCGTACCCCCAATGCCTCGCCGCCGCCTCGTAAGATCGAGGCTGATCCGCCCAAGAAAGATGATGACGACGAGATCGTGGTCATCGAAGAGCCGTCCGATGACGGCGCCGTAATCGACAAGCCCGGCGATGTTGTCGAAGAGAGCGTCGAAGAGCTTCGGGCTCAGCTTGAAGAGGAGCGCCGCCGCCGCGAGGAGGCCGAGAGCCGGAGCCGCAGTGCCAGCGAGCAGGTTGAGACGGCGGCCACGCGCCTGCTGAACAGCAACATGCAGGTCATCGAAAACGCTCTCGCCAAAGAGGAGGCGGCCAAGAAAGACCTGCGCGCTCAGGTCATCGCGGCCAAGGAGCGCGGCGACTATGATGCCGAGACCGAGGCGCTCGACCAGTTGCAGCAGACCAACCTGCGCATCAACCGGCTTAGCGAAGGCAAGACCGAGCTGGAGCGCCAGATCGAGAACGTCAAGAACACGCCCGAAGACCCAGTGGAGCGCTTCGTCGCCAACATGGCGCCAAAGTCCGCCGCGTGGGTGCGCAGCCATCCCGACTACGTCACGGATGAGGCCAAGCGCGCCGATCTGGAGGCTGCCCATTACAAGGCTCTGTCGATGCGGCTTCAGGTTGGCACGCCCGCCTATTTTGAAGCGGTCGAGCAGGAACTTGGCCTGCGCGATTCCGAGATTGAGATCGCGCCGCAGAGGCAGCAGCGCACCCCCTCCCGGCCGCCGGCCGCCCGCCCGTCGCGTGATGCAGGAAGCTTGGGCAACGGCGCCGACACCAACCTGCCTGATGGGGTGCGTCTGGATGCGTCCGGCCGCTACATCCTCTCCCCGACATTGCAGGAGTACGCGCGCATTTCCGGCCTCAGCAACACCGAATATCTCAAGAACCTGCTGGCCATCCACAACAACGGCCGCACCCACTGAAAGGCACAGCCATGACGCAAGATATCGATGACGACGGCCTGCCTCCGGAGACCCCGGCGGCGATGATCACCGAGCCGGAAAAGCCCAAGCGCAAGGGTGGTTGGCCCAAAGGCAAGCCCCGGCGTGCTGACGCTCGCTCGGCCGCCCTGCGCAGCGAGGCGCCGCGCGCTGGCATCCGGACCCGCAAGCGCAAAGGCGGCCAGCTCCTCGACAAGTACGCAGTGAGCCCGGAATTGATCCCGGAGGGCATGAGCTGGGAATGGAAGACGGCCACGGTCTATGGCAAGCCTGATGCCAGTTACAACGCCTTCCTGCGCGATCAGGGCTGGGAGCCGGTGATGGCCGAGCGCTACCCCGGCAAGTTCGTGGATGAGAGCGTGCGCGGCCCGATCATGCGTGACGGACTGATGCTGATGGAGCGCCCGATGGAGCTGACCCGCGAGGCCATGGCCGAAGAGCGCATGGCGGCCCGTGCGGCGGTGGCGATCAAAGAGCAGCAGCTCCACGGCGCCCCTGAGGGGCAGTTCCCGCGTCAGCGCGAAGATGGCAGTTCGACGGTGCGCGTGAGCCGCACCTATGAGCGCGGCGGCATGGAGATTGACAACTAAAGGAGGTGATCCTTTAATCTAGGTGTCCATCAGGACATAGTAGGGACGCGGGCGCGGCGAGGGGGCCGCCCAGTTAAGTCTGGGCGGCCACTCGTATTTCTGATGCGTCTTGCGGAATTTCTCCGCACTGCCTAACTTCTCCGTGGTCCAGCCAAAGGAGAGACCCATGGACGAAGACGAGAAAACTACCGTCACCGAAGCCGCCAGCCGCATCCTCAACACCTTCGGGTTGTCGCAAGAAGACAGGTCCGCTGCGATTGCCACCATGATCAAAAGATTTGGCCCGATCCTGATGGAAGATATCACTCTCGGCACACTGGCCATTGCCCTCACGGCGGCATTCAACGCCTCCGGAATGGCCGGCGGCCTTCGTGGCGATGTGCCGGAACGGGTGCTCGTCGTTGCCAAGACAGCACGGGCGCTTCTGGTTGAGGCCATCGACTGGATTGACAAGATGCTCGCTGCCAACGAAGCCGATAAGGGGGCCGAGGCTGACAAGGCAAGGCGGTATGATGGCTGATGCGGCATCGTGCGGGACAACTCTTGACTTTTCCGCACAACCCCCAACATATCCCTGCGCGCACCGCCCCTCTCTCCCGTAAGGGCGGCCGCAAGGAGAGCCCGTGACCCGCCTGATCCCTCGGCTGTGCCCCCATGCAGCTTTTCAGGTTGGCCACGGGCGCCTCGCCCCATCAAAGGAGACCCCCATGAAATCTATGCTGTTTGCCCTCGGCGCCGTCGCGCTGATGGCGTCCCCTGTTCTTGCCCAAACCCCGCCGCCAGCCGATGTGGCGTTCACCGCCGTGGCCGACATGCCGACGCTCAAGGACGCCCAGAAGCTCGACAGTTTCTCGGTCGAGCTGAAGGACGCGCAGGTTGACACCACCCTGACCATGTCGTGCTCGGCGGGGCACTCGGCCCTGTTCGGGCTCGCCCACGCCAACAAGGTGTGCGCGTTCCAGAAGGGATCGGTCGGGCAAATCTTCAACCCCAAGAAATCGACGTGGCAGCCGCGCACCCAGTATTCGGGCGCCTACACCGTGACGGGTGACGGCTCGACCGACGCCAAGACGATGAGCATCACCTATCTGCCGCAGTCCAACTCGGCCCAGTTCGGCGGCTCGCTCAACCTCAAGCCCGAGCTGACTTCTTCCGGCGCCGCCGGGCTGCGCGATCTGGTGGTCAAGAAGCTTCAGAGCGGCAGCACCACGCCGGTTGACGACCGCGTCGACACCATCGACTTCAACAACTTCTACACCCCGAGCGCCGGGCTGCCGTCCGACAAGGGGTGCACTTGGCAGGGCAACGCGGTCTTCAGCTATCAGAATTTCTCTTGGTACATGAAGCTCTCGGCCATCTGCGATAACCAGCGCTTCGATTTCAGCGGCAACATGCCGTTCCTTGGCGACAGTTCGCAGGAGGGCACCACGACCTACAATCTGGTGCTGACCCTTGCCGGCGCCGACGCCCAGACCGACGACGCCCTGTTTGCCGACAGCAGCGACGACACCCTGTTCAACGACGTGGCCGGGATCAGCGGCAAAATCACGATGAAGAACAGCAACATCGTCACGGTGACGCTCGACAATGAGCCGTTGCAGACGCCGCAGCACGTCGAGGCGTCCGGCACCATCAGCGGGTCCGGTGTGCCGCTGCCGGTGGTGCGCTCTTTTGCGACCATCATCGGCCTGCTGCCCAGCACGTTCTTTGGTGCGTGATGGACTGGCAGTCGACCCTGCTGCTGGTCGCGCTCCCATCCTTGGGGGCTGGCCTCATGGTTGGATTTTGGATCGGCGGCCGAGTGGTCGCCGGTCTCATCCTCTCTGAGGTGGTCAAGCAGGGCTTCCTCAACCTCAAAGGCGTCCGCTATCGGGTTGACCGGATCGGCCGCCGCCCATCGGAGAACAGCAGATGAAAGTCCTTCACGCCGTGGGCTGGATGATCGTCGGCGCCATCGTCGCCCTCATCATCCTCTTCGCCATGATCTTCCACGCGGGCGCCGCAGAGCCCGCCCACGGGCCTTCGGCTCCCGCCGCGCTGGTAGTGCAGGAGAGTTGAAATGGGCATCCGTGCGGCCCTCCTGCGCTGGCTGGTGTGCATCCTGATCGGCCTCGCCACCTTCTGGCCCGACTATGGGGTGGCGTGGCTCTCTTGGCGGTGGTTTTCGGCCAACCCGGCCGCCGTCGCCCTCTTCGATCTGTTCTGGCTCGGCGCCCTTGCCACGGCGCTGCCGTTGACGCTGCGGGTTTATCGTCTCGTCACGGTGCTGGCTGTGGTTGGCATTCAGGCCATCGCCCTGTTTCTGGCCTATACCAGCTTCCCGGATCGCATCAGCGGCGTGGCGCCGGTGATCTGGGCGGTGGTGATCGTCTTTTCCGGCTTCGGCTGGTGGCGCATTTCCACCCCGTTGTGGCGCTGGGCCAGCGGCATCGTGGCGGTGCAGACCACCGGGCTCGATATCGACAGTCACGACCAATGATCACGCATCCCGCATTTCCCTCTTGAATAGTGCGGAGAAATGCAGCATATGCCCAACTGTCGCCCGGTGGCGAAGAGGCTGGTTACTTCGCGTTGAAAACGAAGGCCGAAGAGGCCACTAACCAGTCTCGCTTATTCCCCGGTCGACAGATAGCCACGCGGTGGCGATAGGGTCAGATACTTCGCCTCGTAAGCGGGTGGTCGCTGGTTCAAATCCAGCCATTGGGGCGCAAGCTTCAGTGTAGCTCAGTTTGGTAGAGCACCTACGTTCTGGTCCGCCTGTTCCCCGCGTGGCTTTCTGTCTTCTGGGCAAATGAAATCTGCCACGCCGTGGCGAAGGGAGCGGTTACTTCCCATAAAAAGCCCGCTCCCGAAATGTTCCCGGCGTGGCTCCTTACCCCCAGAAGGAGACCAACATGGCCAAGACCAACACTGCCCGCAAGGCGCCCCCGATCTACACCCATGAGGGTGGTCGCGCGGCGCGTATCACTCCCGAACAGGCCCTGCGCCGCTCCGTCATGTCTTGCCTGCTTTGGGAAGACGAGTTTTACGAAGACGGCATGCAGATTGCCCAGCGCATCGCTGAACTGGCGGCTGCGTGCAAGCCCGAGGTGGTCGCGGCTCTCGCTATCGAGGCCCGGCGTGTTTATGGCCTGCGCCACGCCCCGCTGCTGCTTCTGCTGGACCTGATCCGCCGTGGCGGCACCGGCGTGGCCGAGGTCATCGACGGGACCATCCGCCGGGCCGACGAAATGGCTGAGCTGCTGAACCTCTATTGGCTCGCCAATCCCAACAAGGGGCTCAGCAAGCAGCTCAAGAAGGGCCTCGCCAAGGCGTTCGGCCGCTTCGATGAGTACCAGCTTGCCAAGTACGACCGCGAGGGTGCGGTGCGCCTGCGCGACGTGCTGTTTCAGTCGCACGCCAAGCCCACCACGCCGGAGCAGGAAGCCCTGTTCAGTCGGGTGGCGACCCGGAGCCTTCTGACGCCCGATACGTGGGAGGTCGCTCTCTCTGGCGGTGCCGATAAGGCCGAGACGTTCACGCGGCTGATCAAGGAAGACAAGCTCGGCTACATGGCCCTGCTGCGCAACCTGCGCAACATGGCCGAGGCTGGAGTGTCGACCGCTCTGGTTGAGGGCGCCATCCTTGCCCGCAGGGGTGCCGAGCTGGTGTTCCCCTATCGCTTCCTGAGTGCGTCCAAGGCGGCGCCGATGTTCGACCGGGCGCTTGATCAGGCGTTGCTGGCCAAGATCGACACGCTGCCGGCGTTCGACGGGCTCACCGTGGTGGCTATCGACACCTCGGGATCGATGGAGGGCAAAATGTCGAACAAGTCGGAGGTGCTCCGGGTCGAGGCGGCGGCTTCGCTGGGCGCCATGGTCAACGGCAACGTGCGCATGATCATCTTTGGCGACTGGGCCAAGGGGATTGCGGCGCGGCGCGGTCTGGCGGGCGTGGATACGGTACGCGCCGAGATTGGTTCCGTCGGGCACGGCACCAACATGGCGGCGGCGGTTGATCTTGCCAATACCATGAAGGCGGATCGCCTGATCCTGATCAGCGATGAGCAGAGCTATTCGACGCTGCCGGCGTTCAATGGCAAGCATGCCTACGTGATCAACGTCGCCTCGACCCAGTACGGCGTTGCCTATGAGGGCAAGTGGACCAAGCTCAGCGGCTTTTCCGAAGCCACGCTGCGCTATATTGGCGAGATCGAGAAGTCCGCTGCCGCGTAACACCTTCTTGAATTTACATATCCTGTAACCTACAATGGGGGCTTCCAACAACAGGAGCCCCCATTGGCCAAGAAACGTGTCTATGCCCACATCATCATCGACGGTTCGGGTTCGATGAG